TGTAGAAGTGGACGCCGTTGAGCGTATCGTATGGTTGAATGTTTTCTTTAAGTCGTACATCAGAGGCACCTGCAGCCGCTGCAGCAATTTTAATACCGCCGCCCAGAAGCGTGTCAAAAAGACTGGCTTTCTGTGGAGTAGCCGCCTGTGCCTGCATCTCACCTAAGAGAAGACGCAACTCAAACTCTTCCTCGCTAACCGCACCTTTAAACCTGTAATCCAATTCACTGTCCGTGCGATCCCAGATGCGGTTAAGACCCTCTTGCGACAGATCCAGAATGGTCTTTGTATCGATTGCGGCGGCATCATACGCCATCTGCGTATTGGTGGTTGCAACGGTCTGCCGCCACCGGGCGTTAGATTCATCTACAGCGTATTGCATCTTGGAGTAGAACTGTTGGCGTTCATTTTCCAAAGCCATACGAAACTCTGTGGCGTCATTAATTTCGCCAGCATTGAACCGCTTTAGCTCAGACAAAAGGTTAGCGTTAAACTGTTCGACCTGCGTACCAAGCTCTGTGTAGAACTTAGTGAAGTCATTCTTACTTTCTGCAGAAAACCGGCGGGTGGCATTCTCTTGCTGTGTATCCTCAAGCAGAACCTGAACACGGGCCTGAGTGTTAACCATAAAGGCCTGTTGTTCGTTGGTTAGATTGCTCAGATCCATCTCTAAGAAGGCTTGAGCGTTCTGTACCGCTGCAGTCTCACGGGCGTCTAGGTTAGCCAAATCAAAGTTAGACAGAACCGTAGCTTTGTTAATGATAGCCTGTTGCTTATTGTCTAAGTTTTTAACAGTGAGTGTTTGAAAGAACTGCGCCTCTTGCTGTGCAATTGGAAGGCTTGCTTCCATCAGGGCGGTAGCCATAGCCGCAGTAGCTGCAGTACCGGTCATACCGCTGAATGTGATTGTACGCCCTACTGCACGGGCCTGTGCTTGAGCAAAGGCAGGGATCTTAGGTTCACCGTCTGAGCCAACAAAAGAATCGGCCAGCATCTCAAGCTGTCCGGTTACGGTAGACTTGATATCTACATAGTTACCTTCGCCAAGGTTTTGGGCCATAAGCTTACCGGCAACGGTTCGTGTATCGATTATCGAACTGAACTTTTGTGTGGCGTAATCATTAAGAGCTTCACCAGTTTGGTTCACTGTACCATCGGCGTTAATGCCTGTGCCAGAACCCTTCATGTCCAGCGTGTAGCCTTCTGCATTCACTAGGTTAGCGTCACGGACCTCGCCTGTAGCAGCGTCCATAATAAACTGTGGGTTGTCCATGCGATCAGATGCAGTCGCTGTGGTAAATGAAGCGGGGGCTACTGCCGTAGGGCTGCTAACCGGTGCAATACCGGTGACCGTCTGAGGCAGATATTTCTCAAGCCCCTTGAGGGCATAATTAGGATTACTAGGATCTAGTAGTGTCCCTGCAGTAACAGGGTCTAGGTTTGGGATAATGTCAGAAAGGTTTATACCCTTTGCATCTAGAAATGCTTTAGGGTCTGCAAGCATTGCTTTGATTTCTTCGTTGGACGTAACCACACCAGAATCCACAAGCATTTTAGCTATACCCTCAGAGGACAAAGCACCGGGTTCAGCATCTTCCGCAGTCTGATTACTATCATCCGCAGTCTGCGCAGAAGAACCTCCTGTATTGTTGTCATCATCATTAGCAGTAGGGTTTGGGTCAATTATTGCTGTGCCACTGCCAAAAATGTCTGTAATGTCACCAACAGCATCAGAAAACGTGTAGTCTTCTCCGTGTCCTGCAGACTTATCACCAACAGATTTATTTTTCTGGTTGGTATCGGTAGAGTTCATTGCTCCGCCAGAAACAATCTTACCGGTATCAGTGTTTACCAGACTACCGCCTTGATATTCTGTATTATTGCCTGTGGTAGTCACATTAGCCAAGCTTTCAGAAAAGCTGTTACCACCCCCGAAGGTATCTGCCCATAAACCCATCAGATCTTATCCTTTTCTTCTTCACATCTACGGATACGATCACGAAGGTAGATGTAGTTTTTGACAGCCTCATCGATTGCCGTAGCATCGGCAGGAAGGCTCTCTAATTCATTGGCTAATTGGGCATTGAACCGGTCATCATATTGCTTGATTTGAGGGCAATAAATTTCGAGTTGGGTTCTATAAACCGTTTGAGCGCAGCCGGTCAGTGATAGACTTGCGATCAGTAAGATTGTCGCTTTCATTTTCAGACATCGCCTTATAAAAATCAGCCGCCTTTTGCTGCGCCTGTAGTTCATCGGTAAGGACTTTGTTCTTCTCTTTCGCCCGTCCTTTAATCTGCCCAAAGACGTAAATAATGGGCAGAGCGAGGGCTAAAGTGGCAATGATATAGGTCTTAACTTTGCCGAAGATGCTAAACATCAACCCCGTCCTTTTGATCCTTCCAACGGGCATATGCAGCCAGAGCGATACCGGCGATTGCACAGAGTAGGAAAACGGTCTTGAGGCTGTCAGCGTAAGCTACAAGTCCCTGTAGCTGTCCGGCCATTTCGTTCAGGCCAGTGGCTGCACCAGCGATACCTACACCAGCCATAGTCTTAGATTTAGCTAGAGGTTTCTTGTCTTGTGCTGCAGGCTTCTGAGCCATTGGTACATCAACGTCATCGCTGGGTAGCTGTGCGTCCAATGTGAACAAAGCTGCCTCTGCAGAACGGCGGCGTGTAAGACCGGTAAGAGGCTGAAGTTTGCCACTAACCCGTGCCTTGTTCCAGCGCATCAGTTGTGCCGGTACTGCAGAATAATCTCCAGCATTTAATTTTTTCCTCAGAGTCGATCCTGAGAAGGCACCACTACCAAGGTTGAATACAAACGACACTAGGGCGTCGAACTGGTATTGCGTCAGAGGTACATCCACTAGGCGTTTAACATCCGCCTCGTAGATCTTCATGTCTTGCCGCAAAAGGTCTTCTGCCTCTTGCTTCGTGATACGCATATTCTTCTTAACACCTTTAACGTGGCCGTATCCTAGTGTGAGAATGTTGGCTGGACAGCGATATGGTACTACCATGCCATCGTCCGTTACTTTGTGCAGACCCTCAAACTTCTTGATTAAGTTAAGGCCTTGGTCAGAGATTGATTTTGGATGCATGTTTACCTCACGCCGCCGTTGAAGAAAAAGGCTGTGACCCGACCATAAGTCCGGGGCTAGAAGATCCGCCATAACCCATCTGGTCCATCTGGCTCATCAGCTTATCAATATTTATGCGGCTACGGTCTGTAATTTGGCCCTGCTGACTAAACGTGGCAATATTAAGATTGTTATTTGCGTCAAATCCACGCTGCGTGACGCTACCATTTTTGTTATTAGATTGTTGGATCAAACGGCCTTCTCCGTCAAAACTGTCTGCCAGTTTTGCGTATTCCATTGTTAAAGCTGGGTCCAAGTTTTGACCATTACCCAAGATAACTTCTCTAATAGTAGACAGCCTCTGAAGCATGTCCTGCTTAGTCTGTTGTTGTCCCGCTGTTTGCGCCTGAACCCCAGAACTAATTTGTTTAAAAGCAGAACCGAAGTTCGTGGACATGTCATCTTGGTTCCGCATTGTTTGCTCGGTGTTACGAGCAATAGAAGCGTTTTGCTGAGAGGTTGCATCAAAGTTTCGATTTAGATCGTCACGCACCTGCCCGAAACCTCCGGTGACCTGATTTACAAGGTCAGCCCGTGCTTGGGTCGCAAGCGTAGCATCGTCTGAATACTCAGAGCGGAAATCAGAAAAGTTATCCTGCAACCCACCGACTGAACTTTGAATGTTAGCCTGTCCATCTGATAAACCACCGTAGTATGTAGTTGCTCTATCGGACATGCCCTCAAGGTATTCTTGCAGGCTTGTTTGACCCCCAAGTACATTAGCAGAGAGATCCGTTAAGCTTTGGTTCTGTGTATCAAACTGTGTGTTTACGTTCTCGTTTACGCCAGCAAAGCCTGTGTCGAGAGAACTATCTACCGTATTAAAACGGTCTGTCATATTACCAGATAGATCAGAAACGCTGTTCTGTATGTTTGTCTGGCCCTCTGCAACATCGTTAAAGGATTGGTTCATGTCGCTGAACCCGGAGTTTACAGAACCTCGCACACCGTCCAAGTTGCTATTCACAGTAGCAAATCCAGTGTCAGTTACACCTTCAAGGCTACCAATGCGGTTTTCGATGCCAGAGGTGTCTACTGTTTGGTTTACAACTCGTGTCTGCGGGATAGCAGCGATCTGATTACTAAGGCCTGTCTGGCCCGATGTGAGTGTGTTTTGATTAGACAACATAGTATCCTGATTGCCCATCATCGTGTTTTGATTACCCGTCATCGTGGCTTGGTTGTTAGTGATTGTCTCACCCATAGCCGCAGTTTCTGCAAAACCGGCATTAGTGTTTTCGTTAACAGCGGTCACACCCCCCTGAACACTGGCATCTACCTGTTCAACAGATGCACCGCCGCCGCCCTTATAGGCAATCAGGCCAGAAGCCCGTGGATGTAGATGCTTGTAAGGCATAAAAGGGTTAAGCAGTTTCATTTAAATCTCCATGTCGAAAACATAATATTGAGTTTTGTATTTGTTGCCTTGCCTAGAACTGAGCGTCTGTAGGCGTCTGAGCCAGCCCTTGCGCCC